CCCTCACCAAACGCAGATGGGTAGGGGTTTTCGGCGGTCCAGACATAATCGAAAACTCCTATTAATCATCGGCTGGGAGACCCCAAAAAAAGTTTTCTAACCTGCGGCGATGTGAAGAAAGGCTAGGCGGCGGTCCTTTGGGCGCCCGGTTACAGGGATTTGACCTCCCCCTCCCCTTCTCGCCTGTTGATGATAATCACTATCATTTGAAGTGTTCGCGCCCTGTTTTCGAGCGGTGGCAGGGCCAGCACAGGCTTTCGAGGTTCGAATCATCATCGGTACCCCCATGTGCCTTAGCTTTGATATGGTCAACGGTTGTAGCCGCAACAGCGCGTCCAGTACGCAGGCAGTTCTGACACAGATGATTATCACGCTTCAGGATGCGGGCACGCTTGATATCCCACTTGCTACCGTAACCACGTTCATGCCGACTCTTACCCTGCTGATGCTGTTGCCAGCCTTCATTGCGGTGCTGCTCACAGTAGCCTGAACGGTCCGTAGTCGTACCGGGACAACCTCTCTTGCGACATGCGCGAGGGATTAGCGCTGGCATTTGCCACACACCAGGGCTAACGGGCCAAGCCCTTCACTGTACTGCTGAATGAGTTTATCTATTTGTCGCTTAGCTTCATCGGTATCGAGTGAAACCTTAATAGTCATCTCTCGCGTTGAATAATGACTCACACCATTGCTATACGTTTTCCTCCACTCTTCAATAACCTTTTGTGGGTCTTTGGTGTACGGAACTCCAGACATACCTTCTACAGCACGGACAATAGCCCATAACCAGGCAGATGATCGTGAAATGTCCATATTGATAGATGAAAAGCTATATCTAAATTTTTCGGCGCGTTCAATGAGGTAGGCAACTTCATTCTCCATAAAATCTGCCAACCACTTCGTTTCTTCTATTTTTTTGTGTTGTTCAATAAACAGAACAAGATGTTTGACTCTTTGGCCACTTAGAAAGTTATCAGCCATTAATGATTCGTCGTTTTTTTCATTCATGATTTGTTTTCCTTTTAGGCGTGAGCCTATCGCACGGCAAAGCCGCCGAAAGTTTACGGTTTGCCCAGGCTCACAGCTGAAAGACTTTCTTTGATGTGCGCGTGCGATGCGCATAAAAACCCCGCTATCGCGAGGCTATAGGATTGTTATTTGACTCTCTCACCGAATCGTAAATGCGTTCACATGTCATTCCAGCCCGGTAGCGTTCGTCAGCGATTCCAGCATAACGTTTAGCTTCTTCTGCAATATCTCCGAGCATGTCGGCGAGCATTCTGGCGTCGGCGTTGGTTGTTTTGCTTCGGACGGTAGCGGCAAGATCTGCGGTGTGCTTTGCGGCGTCCAGGCTGGTAGCGAGTTTTTTGGCTTGTTGCTGCAACTGGCTAACAGTGGCAGACAGGCCAGCAGCAGTGGCAGCAGATTTTGCGGCTTTCGCTTGTGCATCTTTTACGGCCTCATCACGGGCAATTATGCGCCCTTGTTCAATCATGCGGGCTGCTGTTTGTGCGTTCGCTGTTTGCGATGATTCCGCGCTATCACGTTCCGCCCACCTTTTTTCCCAGCCCCGATCACTCCAGACATTTCCGGTGATAAACGCACCTACCACCAGCAATATTAGCGCCAGTGGTTTCCAGTATTGTTCCACCAGCGCGATATTCATGATTACCCCGCCAGTTCGAATGCGCGAACAAACGTATCGAATCCGTAAGGCTGGCTACCGTTCTCGTGCTTAATGATTGCCTGTAGCAATTTCATCATGAAACGGCTGTCGCTGGTATCGATGCGCTGGTCGGGGGAAACGCCCGTCGCCTGAGCCACGCTATTGATATACGACTGTGTGTTGTTCTCATTCGGCGGTGCCCAGCGTTTAATAATGCCGCTTACCGTGTTCAGCCCGTGTTTACGCTGGTAATTGCGCAGGATGATGATCATCGCCCGGACACCATACTCAGATGTGGTGAACTGGCAAAATGATTTATCTGTACGCTGTGCTTTGGGTACCAGACCCTGCCATTCGTCACCCCAGCGGATATTGCCGGGATTATTGTTGCGGATACCGCGGGAAACATTACTGGTGATCATCGTTCACCCCTGCCCTTTTTTTGAGTGCGCTGATAGCGATTTCACGCAGTTTGTCTACGCCGACGAATCCAATCACACCACCGACGAACGGTGATATCGATACAGGAAGGCCAACCACATCAAGCGCACTGGTGATGCATAAAGAAAGGGCGCCACAAAGGACGCCCTCAAGCCATTTATTTTTTCGTGTTGCACCGTCATATATCAGACGACCATAGGCAATGAGTCCGGCCATTGACGCCCCCAGAATCTGGGGCCACGCATTTTTGAGTCCGGTCAAAACCGCAGCCCAGAATTCAGGGTTCTTGTCATTCATTTTCATAGCCTCACCTCGCATAGTTAGCGGGTGCTGTTTGTAGTAAGGGAGCAGGCTTCACGGGCTGGATTTATCAACAAAGCACGTAGCGGATGATTCCCGTGAGCCTGAAATAGAAAAGGCCACGCAAATGCGCAGCCTGTAACCAGAAATCAATATTGTCTTTACATCAATTTTTCTTAAGGTTAAATTCTTCTGACAAGTTGATGAAAGACAACTTGAATATTAGCTATTTGTTCTCTGTTATGCCCGCAACCCAATGCGGGCTTTTTTTTCGCCCTGCTAAAAGTTCCACCGTTGTGAGCCTTTTTGCTATGCAATAATGGATGCGTGGTGCCGGGTGTTTCCCGGTGATCCTTTGGCTGACAACCCATGCCTCACGAACATTTCACAACGGGATATAGAAAAGGCCATGCATTTGCATAGCCCTGAAAGATGTTTATGCTTTATTAATTCGCTGGAATATCTGGCATGGCGCGATCCATAGAAGAGCTAATTAACGCCTTAATAGCGTTGCATACCTGATAAAATCCACCCAGCTGAGATGAGACAGAAAAACGGGAGACGTCGTCTCCTGAGCCTACTTCAGCATAAAATGATGAGTTCTCATACCAGAGTGAGATGCTTACGCCCTGCCTGTAGCCACCTGTTAGCGGAGAATCATCAAGAGTGGTTGCAATCACGAAATTCAAGTGGTAACGGCTGTCCATATTGAGTTGGGGGATTAAGACAGGAAAGAACTTCCCCTCCTCCTCCCAAATACCAATGTCCACATAAGGCCATCTTGTTCCGTCAGAACCAGTCCACTCACGAGATGTAAGATCAAGAGAACCTGAATACTCTCGTAGTAGTTCGCTCGCCTTCTCCTGAAGTTTATCCTGTAACTTCCATTGCGCCTCGACCAGTTTAGTGCGTTTTTCTTTCAGATCCTTAAATGTTAATTCCATGCCTCTCTCCAGACAACTTTTGAAAGGAATCTGCATAGTAACTCACCCTGAAAGCACATGGTTATATTTCACTTACACTGAGTGCGAAAAGCAAAAACCCCGCCGAATGGCAGGGTTCATAATCAGTTTCATTTGGATGCACGTATCCATGATTAGAAGCATACACGACAACTTCGGACAAAATCAAGCCCTGCGTCACGAAAATGCTAAATATCACGCGTATCGTCACACAAACTGGTCATATCCTGAAAAGCTGAATCAGCTTTACCTTCTTCCTTGTGACAGATATCTACCAGCGATTCCATAAACGGTTTCCAGTTGCGGGTCCATGTTCTGACGTGCAGATCCGGGACACGCTTTAGAATCGCTTTATATGCCGCAGTAGACGGCACCGATGAAAAACCGTTTCCAGAGCAACGCTCACACGTTTTGAAAACCGGCGCACCACGTTCTTTTGTAGCAATGCGGTCAAGCACCTCACCTTTTCCACCACAACGGCAACGGGCGCTTATCGTTCCTTTCCCTTCACAAGCGTCACAGACAGCAGGCACAATCTCTGTAACTTCTGTCCACAACTCCCAGTCTGACGGACGAACTGCGCGCGAACGACTGGCCCAGTATGGCGCGTTACCCCACGGGTAAGATACTTTGCGCGTGGTTTGTGTGCGGGATGTTCTCCCGCTACCGTTGCAGGTGTGACACGTCACGCTGGTTGCCGCGGAACGGGAGTATTCAGCAAAGGCAAATTGCGCCAGCGTCAGCATGCACCATCCCAACTCACCACCGGCTGCTTTGCGCACATTCTTCGGGGCTGATTCCATTGCATGACGCGCCAGCGCCTGAACCGCCAGTTGTTCATCAGTTTTGCTGATCCCCGCCTTACCAAAGAACGCCGCCAAGCCAAACCGTGCGCGGCTGCTGGTGGTGCCAATAGCAGCCATAACATCAGTGCCGGTGAGACGATCCGGAGAGGTTCCTTTCACGTCGTCGCTGATATGCATCCCCTGAGGGCTGAAATGTTTGAGTGATGCTTCCAGTTTCATGCTTTCCCCTCAACGTCCACATTACCCAAAAAATCAGTATCGCCGCCTAACCTGGCGACCTCATTTTTAAGAATGCTATTTTCTAGTATCAGCGCCCCGATCTCGTTGTTAAGGTGCGACACCTTATCCTTCATCGCAAAATAATCATCGGGGTTAATCAGCTCCTGAAGCTGACTTTTGGCAAACATGAACCGTTCAAATAAATCCGTATCAACCCCACCGAAATACTCAATGCCATCGTCTTCTTCTTCCTGCTGGCGAACCTGCGATTTCAGGTGCTGATAGTTTTCAATGGCTTCTTTTAAAATTTCGTTTGTCATGCTCAGTACCTCGTAACGTTGCCTGCTTCCCATTCAAGATCCACCTCGCTCTGAGGCTTACCGACCAGATAGTTAAATGGTTGTTTTTCTCCTTCCAGAAACTGGTGTGAACGGGTATCAAAATTTGCGCCAATATCACCAACCCACCCCTCACCTTCGCGTTGTTTGAGCAGGCGAATCATTGAAGCTGGCATCTGGAGCGCTGCCTGCTCATCCTTATCCAGGCTTTCGTATCCCATTTTTTCAGCCTTACGTTGTGCCAGTTCGCGGGGAATGTTGCGCCAGACGGACATAACGTTATCAGGCATATCGGTTAATGCGCCGGTGCCTTTGACGTCCATTTTCCCGGTCGGTGCCGCTTCGTTGGTTTTGCGGGCGTGCGTCACCAGAAGGACGTGACAGTTATGTTCGTTTTTGAAGTCACACAGGGTGTCGATAAATTCTTTCTGTCCGCCGTAGTCCTCCTCATCGAGCCCGCATTTCGCCAGGTTGTCGATAACGAACAGATCGATTCCATACCGACGCCGGGCATAGGCGAAGATTTCCAGCAGACGGCCAGCTTTCGCGGTGCCGGTGAGTTTGAACACCCACAGACGATCGGAGAACCATTCGTTCGTCATAACGATTTCTTCGCGCTTCGGTGATGCGGTACAGATAGTCTGCCGCGTCAGACGGGCCAACATTTTCCCTGGCTTCAGTTCCAGAGAGGCGATGCACGTCCGAATCCCCTGATTCATAGCAGCAACTGCGATATGGCCAACCAGTTCGGTCTTGCCGTGACCATTCACGCCATTTACCAGCGTCAGTTCTCCGGCGCGAAATTTGAAATTGTAATTCAGCGAGGTCCATGGGCTGGTGAACAAGCCAACATCGCGATGCTCAAACGCTTCTATGGTTTCCTGAAGTAAATCACCTGCCGAGCACAGTTCATCTGGATCGAAAAATTTAGCGCGTTCCATGTGCTCCAGGATGGACTCACTGTCCATGCCGCTCATCAGGCAATCGTTGATATCCTTGTGCGGGAGTTCAACCAGGCGGCAGCGATGCTCGCCAAGTCGTCTGGCAATTTCCTTTGCAGCTTCACGGCCGACATCGTCGTTATCCAGGCAAAGCCAGATCTCCTGAAAGCGATCCAGATTGTGGTACTCATATTCAATCCACTGCTGTTTGGCACCCTTGCCGCCGCCAAAGGGAACAGAAAGCGCGTCGTAACCAAGCTGCGTGAAAGTCATACAGTCAATCTCGCCTTCGCACAGAACAACCAGACGCGTGGATTTGTCCAGGGCCTGCCAACCAAAGAGACATGGCTCGCAATCCGCCTCAGCCATAATTATCTTTTTGCCGTTTGGTCTTTCAGTACCTATGCGTTTTACTTGCAGCAGTTCGCCATTCCGGATGTACGGGAATGCCACGGCGGGTACTTCTCGATTTTCTTCGTGATACCAGACCACCGCATCAGACACACGGAACAGATCCGCCGTCTCGCGGGTGATTCCTCGCGTAGCCAGGTAGTCGTAACAATTGCTCGCTTTTTTGACGCCCTTCTTCGTCGGCCTGGAGAATGTTTTTTTCTTTGCCTCGAAATGGTGATCGTCGTCTTTCAGACCGAGAAATTCTTTTGCCTCACGCATCGCATCATGCAGCTGGCAGTTGCGTACCAACACCCACAAATCAAGCAGATCACCACTGTCGCCGCTGGCGAAGTCTGCCCACGTTTTTTTGCCACCGATGTTAATTTTAAGACTCTTTCCGGCGTCACCGTTGGTATTCCCAACACACCATTCTTTGCCTTCCAGATGACCTTTTGGCAGCAGGTACTTTGCAACCCTTTCGGCGTTGTCCCATAATTTTTCTGAAAGTTCGGCGGGCGTCATGCTCACTCACTCCGTAAATCAAATTTAACAAAACACCATGTCACGAATCCCTCGCTCAGAACGCCGTGGTTATATCCAGCCACCAGCACGCGTTTGAGGAATGGTTTCATTGGCGATACCCACCGCGCTTCATGCGCTCAATAGCGGCCTGGTTGATAAACACCTCTGCCGAACCATTTCCGGATGGCGTGTACCATGAGCTGGATCCGGACTCGCTGGAAACTGTTGCTCCGGATGTTTCTGGCTCGGTTGCTGGTTTGTTTGGCACACGATCGGGAAATAGCCCCTGCCACCCACCGGCAATTGAACGGCGGATCACTTCATCGGCATTCTGATGGCCTGCAAGCTGCTTAGCCTGGTATGCGCAGGTTGTTTCCGTCAGCGGTTGACGCTTCTCCCGGCGAAATTTAATCCAGTCCAGCCAGATTTCAGCGCTGACGTTTTCAGGTTTTAGCCATGCAGGGTCGAACGAGTTTTTTTTCTGGCGCTTTGCGCGCGCTTCTTGTGGTTCATGATCTTTTACTTGTGGATCAGGTTTTAAACCTTGTGGATCATGTCCCCCAGAATCTGACGGGTCAAAACGGTTGTTTTTGCCAGAATCTGACGGGTCAAGTGCACTTGAGGCGCTCATTTCTGAC